CTAAACTAAGTCGTACTCAAATCCGTGCTCATCTACATAATTCAATCCATCTTGTGGAGTTGCAAACGAACGAATAACTGGTTCTCTCTTTTCCAAATAGAAAGCCCTCAATCTTTCCAGACCAGCCTCGACTATATACTTTCCTTCCTCTGTCTTTCGACAAATAATTGGCATAATACTTTTATTATCTTTAATGCCATCACGATAAACCTGAACCATCGCTTCCTTATCTTCATTTAGTGGATTTTTGTATTCATCCCCAACAAAAGTCATATCGAAATAGGCTTCGGTCGTTTCTGGATATGGTCCAATCTTTAAACCATCAGCAGGAGGAAGTGCTCTTTCTGGAACTTCTCTCGTAACCATTTCAACCTCTTCCGGATTTTCCGCTACCGGAATCTCTTCCGTAACAACAGAACCATCGCTTAGGTCAATATAAATAGCCTTATCCCCATCAGAAATCGAAATCGAAGTATTTACTTCCTTTTCCGGTCCATATATATGATTAGAGCCAAGCCAAGAAGACAAATTATAACCCCCATTAAGTAGATTTGCGGATACACCATTTTCAACCTTATCCTCCTTAATCACTAACCTATAGCCACAGTTGCAATTCGGATGAACTACACCGGCATCAATATTCTCATAATCAGCCTTAAAAGTAGAAGTTTTACCATCAGAATTTACAGTAATCTCGCTTCCCTTATCCAAAAAATTCTGCGTGAATGGAATAGGACCTTTATCAATCAAAGCCTGACAATATTTACAAGGATTACCGCTTCTAGAATAAAGTTCCTTATAAGCGTTTTCCAACTTCCCAATCGAATTCAAGAACTGTAAATCTGCCTCATATTGCGACTTCGTAAAAGCCCTTGAAGTTTCATTACGAGCAATCAAAGTAGCCCTAACTTCGCTAATTTCCTTATACTCATTACGAACGGCTTTAATAATACTCTTACGGTCAAAACCATCACGAGCCATCTGGTTCGCTTTTTCGTAAATCTTACGATTCTTTTCCAAAATATCCGTAGTTCGAATTGCTTTCAAAGCCTCGTCAATATCTGGAATATGGTCAAAATAATCAGCATATTTATCAGGATTAGCCTGATATGCCTTAATAATCAAATTACCAGCAGCAACTTCAACCACTCTTGTATAAGTATTATTTGAAGCCTCTAAAACATCATCCAAAATAGTATCAATATGACCCTCAGCAACCTTTTCAGCATTATCCTCAACTGCTACCTTGAAATCATTCGTGAATTTGAACTTATAATTCTCTCCAAACTCGTTATTACGCTGATTAACAGCGTTCTCTCCGAATAGAGGTACTAAAATCCACCAATACTGCTTTAAAGCGTTTTTAAGTTTATCCTTCAATGACTTTTTCTTCTTTTCAGAAATTAAATCATTCTCAGTAAAACTATTAATAGTCAACTTATTTTCTGTTGCTTTAAGAGTTTCCTTCTCAATCTCACGAACAGTATTTAGAAAGTTATCATAACTCTCTGTAAGAATCCTGGAATCCTCAACAGAAATATCATTTTCATAAACTTCGATACCACGAGCCTTACAACATTCACATTCTTCGCTATGCTCGCTCTCATTCGGAGTAAGTTCTTTCTCCATCTTTACCAACTTGCCAAGAGTGCCAGGAATATTCTCATACCCATCCAAATCGTTTTCTTCTTCAACCTCTGGATTTTCTGGAGTTTCTGGATTTTCCGGATTATCTGGACCATTATCATCAGAACCGTCATCTTCCGGATTATCATTCTCTGGCGGTTGAGCCTGTGCTTCCAACTTCGCCATCTTTTCTTTATCCTCTTCCAAATCGGTCAACTCAATATCTCCAGTCGCATACTGTTTTGCAGACTCATCCGTATATCCAGCATCAGCAATTTGCTTAAACAACTCAAATTGAACCTGACGAGATTCAGTAGCCGCCTTTTCTATCGCATAATCACGACCAACAGCACTAATGACTTCGATATAATACCCAGTCTTTTTATACTCTGCTGGATACATACGCCTATAATCCAAATTCAAGAAATCAATAATATCCTCCAAGCGTGGCTGAATAGTATCGCTCATCAACTGTTCACGCTGGACATTCGCCGTATCACGAGTAGTGCCACTCTGCTCAATACCAAGTGCAGTTTTCGAAGTTCCACTCACAGCAAATAGAGTCGTGCGATTAATTTCATTAATATCCATCAAAGCGGCACGGTCCAAATCAACCTGCATTGAATCCCACTTAATAGCACCAGAGCCATTACCAAACAATGGCTCGCCTTGACGATGCTCCAAAACTCTTGCTTTAAAGTTCGCAAAATCCTCATCCGTCAACAAAACATCTGTAGTAATAATTCCAGGTGCATCAATATTACCATTCAAACTTTGACGAGTATAATCGGCGGATTGGTTAATCGTATAAACTGCTTCTTTAGCGGCATCCGTCATAGCCCACTGACTTTTTTCAGGGTCGAAAGGATTAAGTTCCTTCATCTCAATAATCATATCCTTCGACCATTCACGATAGCGACCATCTTTCTTACGCTCGATATAGCCAGCAACTTCGCCATCTTTATTAACTACACGGCGAATCTCATACGGGTTAAGAAGAATTAATTCTTTGACATCAGTAACAATATCCGGCAAATTCGGAACTGAAGATTTTTTACGGATACGAACCACACCCAAATAATAGACACCAGCCAAATCCAAATAAATCGAAATAGTTTTATAGAACTGCTTTTCCGTAAACTTATCCGAATTTTCAATCAATTTAAGATATGGATGAAGAGGAGTTTCGTTTTTCTTTTGATACTCATCAACAATCTCCGGCTTTGCCCAAGTATTCAAGTTCGTTTTTGCCAAACTCGCTACTTTATTACCACGCTTCTGAATAACCGCATATCCATAGCCTTTATACATATCTTCATCAGAAATACGGACATCAGCCCAATCTGCCTGTAGTGGCTGTTGACGGCTTCCATACTTCAAAAATTCCCTACCGGATACAGAGTTGTTTGTCTTTTTAACAACCGAACCTCCTAGGGCATTAATAATTTTTTCTTTTAATCCCATTTATAAGCACCTGTACAAGTAATTATTCTTTACCATTTATTATATCAGATAATTCATCCGTTTTACTTTTCTGCTTTAACCACGAAATATATTCGGTCGAAATCCATTTATCAACCTTCGGCATAGTCACAGAATCCTTTTTAATTAAAGTAAAAATAAATTCCTTATAAAACGCTTTCAGCAATTTTACTTCGATAATTTTCTCAACCAATTGCTTGCCAAGTTTCGTTTCTTCGGGAAAAATAATATCATGGATTTTCCAAACCGCTAGAATAGTAATTAAAATAAGGACGACTTGATTCATCGCCCTTATTATAGCATTAATGGTTATTTAACGCTTGAACAGGTCCTTAAACTTCTGCCAGAAAGACACCTTCTTCACGGTCTTTTTACTAGATTTCGGCTTCTCATCATCAAGAAATTCCTCAATCAATTCTTCAAGACTTTTTGGATTCTTACGAGCCTTTTTCAGTTCTTTTTCGAAATTCTCTAGACTAATCTTATTACTTCTACTATACTTAGTTTTAAATTCCTCATAGTTTTTGGAATTTTTAACGTGGCTAAGTGTAGTCGTACCAATCTTCAACTCTTTAGCCGCTTCTGCCGCTTTCATATCTGGATTTTTCTTGATGAAAGCCTTTATCGCTTGATACTCTTGTTTAGTAGTTCCTTTAGCCATATTTTGTACCTCCTTATGGTTAATTTACATTTATAATATAAATTACTTTTCAAGAGATTTCAAGAGATTTTTGTACTTTTCTAGCAAAATCTCTAATTCCGGAGTAGAAATCTTATCACCAGACCGTGCTTTCTGCCACATTTTCTGATATTTTTCTTGCCCAAGTTCTTTTTCTAGTTTAGGATAATAAACTTTATAGTTTCCATGTAGAGTTCTATTGCACTCTTGACAGTTATGATGAAATAACCCATCGGCTATAAAAGTTCCTGTAGATGTCTT